GACCCGAGTTGAAGATCACCGGGAGCGCGCCCAGCAGGGTGGACAGTTGGGTTGCCAGAGATTCAGCGGTGTCACCACCGCCGAGACTCAGGTTGGTTGCAGCCGTGACTGCGATCTTGGTGGTTGCCATGGATCAAGCTCCGTTCAGTTGGGTGATCAGGCCGACAGCGTCGGGGTTCTTGCACTCCAGCGTGCCTTCTTCCACGATCTGACCGATGGTCGAATCGCCGAGTTGGCCCAGCGGGATTTCCTTGAGCGGACGCAGGGTGGCCCACGCGAACCACATCGGATCGTAGACGAAGCCAAAGAAATTGGCACCGCCTTGCGTGACACCCGAAATGGTGCTCGACAGACCCATGATGTAGTTCGGAACCACGGTCACTTCACCGAAGTCCGACATGTACACGTCCACCGATTGACGCAGACGACCTTCTTCGTCGATGTTCCGACGAACGTTGCCACCCGAACCGATCGAGGTCGCGCTCGTGGCATGAGCACCGGCGATCTGAGCACGCGAAGAGAACGCGCGCTTGTTGGCCGGAGACAGCATGACCTTCGAAGCCTTGCCACCCTTTTCGTAGATGCTCTGCATGAGAACGTCCACGTTCGAGAGTTGAATGGCACCGACCGAGGCAGTCGTGACAGCCGTGTAGGTACCCGCGATCCCGCCACCAGTGTTCGCCGGAGCGGTGTAGCCGCTGGCGAAACCGACTTCGACGTTCACGTTGGCCCATGCCTGATAGCCACCGAAGGTACGGGTACCCGAACCATTCGAGGATTGGTTGGTGGCGACTGCGCCGAACTCTTGGTCACGCTTGAGCTCGATGCCGCGCTTCTTGAGTTGGTAGGCGTACTCGTCGGCAACACCCGCCTGATCCACAGCCTTCTTCGTGCCGGTGACGGTCACGGTCTTGCTGTTGATCTGAGTGTAGTTGCCCAGACGCGTGCGATCCGGCTCTTGCGATTGAGCAGCCGTTTGCGTGCTGTACGACACGCCTTCGGCCACTTGACCCGCAGTCGGAGTCGCGAGCGCATCGGTTTGCCATTCGTGCAAGATGGCCTTCGCCTTTGCACTGCCGATGGAGGCGAGGAACGGAGTCTCTGCGCGAGAGATCATCGAGATGAACGACGCCAGGTCTTCCTTTTCGGAGACGTTGGAGGCGTTGCCGGTTGCGACCGACGAACGTGCGGCAGCCTTCGGGCCACCTGCTGAGAAAGTTTGACCAGCCATGTTGATTCCTTTCAGTGAATCTTGGTTGATTAGTGCTTCTTGATTCACTGTGAATGGTTACTGGCCTACGAAGAAGCCTCACTCACAGGTAGCCCGAGTTATTGAAACCGGTGCTTGATCATGCCTTTGAGGAAAGCATGTTGTTCTTCGGCTGAGCCCGCGCCCGAAAGCACCTTGGAGCGAAGATTGGCCTTCTGCACCTGTTCGCGCTTTGCGGGAGTGGCACTCACTCCTGTCTTCAGAGGTGTCCGCTTGACCGGAGGATTCTTGGTTCGAACCTTCTGGCCGCTTTCCAGCCGTTGCCGGAGGACACGGTAATCGTTGATGAACTTCACGATTCGAGCATCGTAGATCTGATCCAGCAGTTCTGCCGGGAGACCTTCTTTGATGGCGAATTCACGCATTGCGGTCGCCATCTTCTTGTCAAAGCCTGGGAGAAGCTTCTTCGCATCTTGAGCGAACTTCTTGGCCAGCGTCTCCTTGTTCTTTGCTTCTTGAGCTTGAACGGTTTCGATGACAGAACGAAGCTTCCCTTCGCGGTTGTTGCGAGCCAGCCAGTACTGCTCCTGCAGTTCTTGCATTTCTTCCCGCTTCTCACGCGCAGTGAAGGTATCTCCAGTGGACTTCGCAGCTTCCATGGCCTTCTTCGCTTCGCCATACTTCGAGGCGATTGCGTTCTCGGCAGCCATGAGCTCACCGTGAAGAGCCTGACCGAGCGTGAAGAGATCGGCCATCGCTTCTTGTTGCTTCGTCCCGACTTCACCTTCGGCACCTTCGAGAGCAGCTTCGCGAGCTTCGATCTCGGATTTCTTGATGGCCAGATCGCGGAGTTCACCGAGAGTCATCTTGGCGACAACGTCCTTGCCATCGTCATCCTTACCTGTGACGACCGGGAGAGCGAATTCCCAATCGACATCATCGGAACCTACCTCAGCTGTAGCTTCCTCTGAGGATTCAGTCTCTTCAACTTCTTCATCGGCGCCAAGCTCAGGGACTTCGTCGCTTTGATCTTGAGCGTCTTCGGGAGCTTCTTGATCGTCAGCCTCTTCATTGTATTCCTCCAGTGTCTGCGGCTTTTCAACCGCACCACCACGGGCTTCAGCATCCATCTGAGCCTGTGCCTGCGCCATGACAGGCGAGGAATTGCGGACGTATGCCGCGAGGTCGAATCCACCGCCGACGTCGCCGCCAGAACCACCATCATCGAAGTCAGCCGAACTGATTCCTTCCGGCGCACCTTGAGGCGCGTCTTGCCGGACTTGGAGGTCCGGAACCGAATTGCCTTTCATTCCCATGTTACTTCACCTTCTTCTGGTTGTTGGCAAGTTCTTCCTGCGCTTTGGTGAATCGATTCTCGATCACGTCGCGAGACCAAGCCAAGTTCACAAGGCTGGGAGCAAAGCTCACCATGCGGCTCGTGCTGTTGGATTGCGCGGCTTTGATCATTTCGCTCACCAGTTGATCGGTCGATTCGTCGATCACTTTCAATACCAGTTGAAGGTCATCAGGTTTGTGCATCATCTTCTCCGTTTTCACCCGTCTCTTCTTGGGTGGGTTTTTGGTTGGCTTGCATCGTGGTGATGTTTCTGCCAAGAGTCTCCATGCCAAGGAGCGTTTCCTTTACCGTACCGAGCGCCATGGCCGATTGGTAGAGGTATTCCCGTTTCTTCACTTCTTCGGGAGCCGAGGTCAGCCATGCTTGAAAGTAGCTGCTCAGAATGTCGATGAAAACTTGATCGAAGAAATCGGCACGAAACCTTTGCGAAGTAGTTCCGTTCAGAAGGGCCTTCTGGCCAATGCGGTGAAGCTGTTCCTCTGGAGAAACATTCTTCGCATCGGCAGCCATTTGCAGCTTTTCCTTTTGCCCCTGAACGTACTTGTGGGCGATGAGCGGTGGGGGTCTCTTGCCACCGTCCTTCGATTGTGATGGGTTCATGTTGTCCTTTGTTTGTTGGAGGAGCCGAGTTGCTAACTCGCCGCCATTGTCGGGCAAGCGTGCACTCCTCTTCTATAGGGGCCGTCTAATCCAACCTACTGAGGGATTGGAACGTTTTGCGTGGGATCGGTGAGCTCGGTCCCTTCGGTCGGCGGGGCGCCTCCCTCGGGCGAAGCCACAGTGACCTCAGGAGAATCCAACGAAGATGTGGTGGATTGCTGGATGAAGTCGAAGGCCTTCTGAAGAAGCGCATCGAACGGGATCACATTTGTTGGCATTGAGACACTCTTCTCGGCAGCCTTGATGGCCAGATCGGCCCACTTCTGCTGGGAAGCATCCATCGCAATTGCAAGTTGACGTGCATTGTCCTGAATGGCATTCTTCGACTGAATGTTTGTGAGGGTCACAGTGCCTTTTCGCTGCTCGATGTCCATGCGTTGGATCTCTTGCTGCTGTTGCTGTTGAATCTTCGCAGCTGCTGCCTCATCGGCACGACTCTTTTCTGCCTGGGCTTTGAACTCAGGGGTATTCGGGTCCACGATGTAGTCCAGCGGGTTGAGGTTCATGGCTGCAATGGTCTGCGTGGCAATGTTTGCAGCAGCCATCGGCGACACAACGGAACCAGCACCTGCCTGTTGAAGAGCAGGGAGAATCTGAGAACCAACCACTTGGAGCTTCTTGATGGTGCTCGAATTCCCGAACTCACCCACATCCACGTCGGGAGTGAGAGACATTTCTTCGGGAAGCGTGGCGGGATCAACCACACCTGCCTCACCCCACATGTCGAGATAGGTGATCTTCTTGCCGGCCATCTTCTCTCGAAGCATGGCATACACGCCATCGAGAAGCGGCTTGAAACCAGTCTCCACGAAGCGACGTGCCATGTATTGCAGTCGAGTTTGCGATGCGCTTTGGACGCGTTGGAGCTTCTCTTCGGAATTCCCCGACACATAGAGCGTGTCATTGAGACCTTGGGCAGCCTTCGAGAGGCCAGTTGCCTGCTCCTTGGAGATCTGCATGTTCTCCAGGAGAGGAACCGTGCCGGAGGAGATCGTATCCGGTGCAAGCGGGAAGACGGCGTTCTGAGGATTGCCTGTGGTCGGGATGATCTGCTTCGGTCGCATGTTCTGAAGGGTACCGAAGTCCACGACGTTTGGATCGGCCAGCTTGGGAGAATAGTTCGTCATGTAGACGTTCTCCACGAAGCCACGGAGAACCGCAGTCGTGGCAAGCGTCGTGGGTCGAACCATGTCGGCTCCACTCAGACCATTGAATTCGTGAGGGATTTCGAACGGAACCAGACAAGCCAGGTTGATGTGGCTGATGTCTTCCTCTTCGAGGATGACGTCTCCGACGGTCACGAACTTCTTGAGCTCTGCAATGCCGTCACCGTCGCGGTCGACTCGCATCCATGAGTGAACCTTGTAGACCGGGAGGTTGGCTTCTTCCAGAGTGGATCCGTTGATCTCTCCTGCAGTCACATAGGACGAATCGCCTGCCAGACGTTTCCGAGCGGCACGTTCTTCATTGAAGTGAACGATGAAAGACTCAGAACCCCCTGCTGCATCGCTGAGGGCATCGAAGTCCACTTCAACATCCGGATAGTTCTGCCGAATATCCGAGCGGGTTGATTCTTCGAGGACGCCGATGTAGGTTGCATCGTAGAGCGTCGTTGCATCTTGTGAGATTCTGAAGAGCTCGGGTCTCACGTTCTTGAGAACGATACGACACTTGTCCTTCTTGGTTCTCACCCGGACATTGTGATGCACGATGGTGAGGATTTCCTCCCCATCTTCCCCCTGAGTGACCTCTGCGGTCGGCTCATCCTCCGAGATGATCTCCAGAGAACTGTCCCCTGCAAGCATGAGGTCCAGTGAATTCTGGTCGATTTCTTCGAATTCTTGGAACTTGTACTCGTATTCTTCGACGAAGTCCCAATGGATGATGGAATTCTTCCACATGAGAGCCGACTTCATCCACGTCGAGAGGACCGCCCAGCCTGGATTCTTGCGGAAGATGGTGTCATTGAGTAGGTTGGAGGCAACACTTGCGGCTGCATATGCCGTCGGTGTCTTCTTGTGGGGAATGAACTTGGCGAGTTTGTCATTCGACATGAGCAACTCGGAGAGAATGGCGAGGTAACCCTCCACCACTTCCACGGTGTCGGAGGAAACGATCTGAGAGACGCCCTGAGGAGCCAGGTGACCCTGAGAAATCATTCCATACTCGTAGGTTGCCTTCTGGCGTTCAGCTGTGAGATCAGAAGTTTCGAGCCATTTGCCGACACTGTTCACCAAGCCCTGGTCGATGAGGTCTAGAACCCCATCATCGCTTACGGGATTGTATTCTTGGAGTGACATTCGATGCCTTTCTTTTGTGTGCGACCTGGGAGATACTTCACTTGAAGCGGAAGTCTTGAGTTGAGGGAGAACTTACAGGCGATCTTGACGGCCTTCTTCATGTTTTCGAGAGTCCTTTCTCCAAGAGCCTCGTAGGCTGCTCTCACGAAGGGAGTGCCCGAACCTGCGGTCATGAGGCCAGAAGGAATCCGCTTGGGTTCCCAGTAGTCACTGTTGAAGTGGTAGAGACCCTTGGGAGTCATGAGGAGGTACTCAGTCTGATTGTCTGGAACCTTCGGAGGCCATTCCTCTTTGCTGGTGAGTCCATTCTTTCGAAACCAACCGATGATCTGGTCTTCGCTTTCACAACTTCCTGCCCCTGCGATGAGCATCTTGTGTTTCTTGGCGAGGAAGATCTTGGGTTCGTGCCAGATGTTGTCACCCAAATCCTTGACCATGGTATCTGAGACCATGGCTCCCACTTTGAAATCTGCGAGAATTGTAGTCATGCGTCCTCCGCTACAGCCAGGTGGAATGATCCTGCGCCATCTGCGCTTGCAGGAGATTCTTCTGGGTAAATGGCACCTTGTCCCTCGTGAGCTTCTGCCCGTGGGTACGATGCATCTCCAGCGCAATGGCCAGAGCAATCACGGTGTCGTCGTTGGTGCCCGGAGCACCTTCGGTTCCACCATTGTCCTTCATGATGTAGGATTTCAGTTCTGCGAGCATGATGGTCGAAGGGATCCACAGCTCATTGGCCTCAAGGGCTCTCTTGAGATTGCCGATGATGGCCGGTTTGGAGGTATGAGTGGTCCGGAAGCCAATCTCCTCTGTCTCATGGGGTTGCACGTTTGCCATTTGAACCGGTCTGTAGAGGTTCTGGTGGCCCATCTGGATGAGGCGTGCAATGGTTGCGGCTCCCATGGAGTTCCTTTCGGGTCCAAGGAGAGCATTATTGAAATACCTCGAGAGATAGAAGAGGACATCGCCGAACTTCGAGGGGTCGATGAGGTTGTTCCGATAGAGAGCACACACTCGCTTGTGCGAGTCCATGACCACAGCGGCGGAATAATCCTTCCCGACCCCAAGGGAGACATCTCCCCCAATGAGGAAGAGATCATCGAACTTGGGAGTCCGGTAGATCTTCAGGGAACCTGCCGTCGTTTCACAGTCCACAAACTCGCACCTACTTTCATCGTACTCTTTGCAGAGAATGATGGGTTGTGGGATGTACTTCTCAAGCTTCTCCTTATCGAAGACAGAAGAACCTGAGACCACAAAGGCTTCCTGGGGAGTCGAAGGGTATTCCTGCTTGAAGGTGAGCTCTCCAGATTCTGCGATCTTGAGCCTTCTCCAGTACATCTGCTCGTCGGTGAGATTGAATTTCTCCTTGTAGGTCTTCTCTTCCTCCGAGAGGGAGAATCCAGGAGGAACTGCTCGCTTGTATTCCTTCGTGAGAAACCAAGGAATGAAGATGGCGATGTAATCAGACTTGCCGTCCACAGCTTCGAGCCACATGCGATGGAACTCATTTCCCATCCCGTTGGCGGTACTTTCGAGGATCACTTCAGTGTCGTCCGCGTCGGGAATGCCCTGGAAGAGACCTGCAAGAATCTTCTTGTCGTAGGGCCAGAAGGCAACTTCGGAAAGGTGCGCGATGGTGGGAGTTTGTCCACGTCCAGATTCGGGAGAACCTGCGGTGAACAGACGATAACCCGACTTGTTGTCCTGAAAGTTGATCTCTCGGGCGTTCGACTTCTCGATGGTGGGTTTGAACTCAGGAGTCATGTTGTCGATTACGTTCTTCGACATCTCAAAGAGAGCCTCTGATGTCGGAGCATCATGGGCCATCACGACGGCAGAGTTATTTGGGTTGAACTTTGTCTTCCAGAATACCCGGGCAGTCGCCCAGGTGCTGATGCCCTGCTGTCGAGCTTTCAGGATGATGGCACGCACTCTTCCTGTTTTTGCTCTCTGTTCTTCAACCTTCTGGTTGATGATAGTCTGGGCATCATTGAAAACAAATGGAACCAGTCCTTCTTTGCGGTTCTTTGTGATGATCTTCACCTGTTCTTCGGCGAATACTTGGAAGGAATTGGTGTACTTTGTGAGCTTGGTTCTTCGAAGTTGTTCCTTCAGAAGTTTCTTCTTTCTTTCGGAATCTGGAGTGGGTTCCGTGCTGGGGGAAATTTTCTTTGGCATGATTCCTCATGATTCCTTTCTTGATAGGCAAAGAGGTACCCCCTCTTTTACCTTCATTGGGGTCCGTCTGGGTGCGTAAGGGACGTGTTTGGTTGGGTGGGGGGGGGGGTAGCCTTC